TCTTCGTCCATCCTTTTTGCAAGGTCTTTGATGTAGCCCACTGCGAGGTCGAGACCCTGTAACGCCCCGCATAGCCTTTTGTACTCACCTTCATCCAATTTGCCTTGGATCAGGTTTTCCACAATCAACGTGCGCTCCTCCTTGAGTTTGGTCTCAAGGTATTCCAGAGCGTTTGAATAGCTCACTTAGTCCTCCTTCTTTGGCATCTCCAATTTTTGCTGTGCAGCTTGCCGCTGCATGTCTGCGGCATCTTGTGCTTTGCCGATCTCAAGTCCTAAGCGCACTCCTTCCATCTGCTGTTTGGCAGAGAGAGCAGCCTTGTCCTTCTGAATGTCCACGCCAAGCCGTGCGGCTTCAAGCTGCTGACGGCCAGAGATCTCGGCTTTGCGAAGCTCCAACTCGTCTGCCTTGGCAGCGGCGTCCATGACATCTTTCTGCTGTTTACGTTGGACCTCGGCCTGCTGGATCTGAGCATCCATCTGCATCTGCTGGGCTTTGGTCTGCGCCTGAAGCTGCTTGATCTGCAAGTCCATCATCTGCATCTGTACCAGCGGATCTTGTGCCTGCTGTTGGGCCTGCTGCATCTGCGCTTCGGCCTGATCCTTCTGAAGGACCCGTGCGGCAGCGGCTGCTGCCAACTGCGACAACTGCGCCTCGAACTCAGGCGGCAGGTCGTATTCTTCTCGGTCGTCTTGCGGAAGCGGGGGCAAGGCTGCGCCAAGCTGCTTCTCGATCTCGCGGCGATACTGGAACGCTACGTGCTCCATGATGTGAGCCTGCAACGACGCCGTAATCTGCTGAGCCATCGGGTTCTGTCCAATGATCTGAGCCATCTTCGGATCTTGACCCAACGCCATGTGCACAGCGATGTGGGCTTCGTGATCTTGGTACATGAACGCCTTGACCGGCTTGCCCGTCATCACATCCATGTTCTCGGTGATGGGGTCGCGTGGCTTGGCATCTTGCGGCAACGGTACGATGCGATCTGCATTTCTCACACCCAACGTCTCGATCATCTGCCGATGAAGATAGGGCAAGTCGTAGAGTTGCGGAGCCGTTTGTGAAAGCTGGAGGACAGCTTGGTACTGCACCACCTTCTGCGACATGGTTGCCGCGTTGGGGTCCGATACTGGAATAACATCGACATCATCGTAGTCGGCTTTCTTTGCCTTGCGATCACCGACTTCCGGCTCGTAGCTATATTCCTCTGGCGTGTTGTCTCGAATGATCGAAGCCAGAAGCTTGAACTCTTGCTTCATGGCGTAGTACACACGCGCTTGCACGGCGGTCATGACCTTGAGGACTCGCTCCAAAACGGCGAGGGTCGTACCAACCGGAGCTTGCGAGGACATGTCCGAGATCTTCAGGTCCGATACCGCAGCGAAGCGGCGTCCTTCCTCGATGATCTTGTCCATGAGCATGGACAAAGTTTGGCTCGGCTCCTTGTACGGGAGCGGCAGGATGTTGTCGCGGATCGCGCCTGACGGAATGTCTACGTCTCGGAACTCGCCCGGAGCGATTGGAGTATCGTCTCCCTTAATTCTAAGTCCTCTAGATTTGAGTCCTCCGGGGAGATTACTGAGGGTTCCGGCGTCCACCAGTTGTCGAAGGAGGGACGTTGCAGCTTTACTGTGTCCCCCGATAAGGTGAATAAGGCCGAAGTAGTAAAATCCAAATCCGGGGATATATCCGTAGTGGACGAAGTGTTGTCGTTTGGCTTTGAGCTTGTCATCTTCTTTCCAATTCCTGCGAATAGCTAGAACTGTTCCCGTTCCCTTCTCAATCGTAATCACGTAAGGCAGTGCAATACCGGTCTCGTTGTTGTCCTTATCGACATCCGGATACCCCGGCAGGTCCACATTCACGTGCATCTCAAGCAACTGGAACCGGTCGTCCATGCTTGCGCTGAAACCTTGATCTTCAGCCTTCTGCTTCTCCACCTCGTCCATGACGCGCATCGGCTCGCCAAGATCCACATCTCGGTAGAACCCTGCGTACTGAAGCTTCTTGACCTCGTTCTTAGTCTTACGCATCCGATGCGTAACACGCTCAGCCGTTTCTAAGTTAGCAGCACCGTACGGCACCACGATATCTTCGGCTGGGATATACACCGCCGTTTGACGGTTCAGCGAAGGATCAAAGTACACCTTCTTAAAGGCGTTACCGGCCAAAGCCAAACTCAATAATAATCTCTCGTGCTCAGGCCGATACTCCTTCATCACCTCGGTCAACTGATAGTTCATGTCATCCGCAACACGGATGGCCGAATCTTTCTTCTCCGGAGTCTCCTTGCCCACAATCTTCGTCTTGACCGGCCCCATCGCCGGAAACACTTCCATGATCGTCTCGGACTGGAACTTGACCGCCGACTCCATCAAGAGCGGGTGGAACACACCACACGCACCCGGCCACGGCTCAGTACGATCTTCGTACCGAATGCCAAGAATCTTCAAACCTTTGACGTACGTATCAAGCCAATCTTTGCGTGAGGACAGGTCTTGCTCGTAGTTACCGATCAGTTCAGATGCGAGGCTCTGAAGCTCACCCTCATCCATAAAGTCTGCGAGGTTGGCATCGAAGTCTTCGGCACGTGGCTCGGACTTGACCATCTCAACCACCACGCCATCCATGCCGATAGCAACGCTCTCAGGATCTTCAATCATGATCTCAATCGGCGCTTCTTCAGCAGCCAGAGCTTCAAGACCCAACGGAGCCTGCATAAAACTTTTATCGACGGCCATTTAAAATCTCCTAGTAATACCCTTCGCGCCTGTGGCTCTTGAACCATTTAGTGGGTTCTGGCTCATCATTCGGCAAACGAATAAACCCTCCCTGCCGGAATCGCAGGAGAGCTAGTGTTGTCGAGTCCACTAAGTCGTCATGAGTTCCAGCCGGAAAGTCGTTACACTCTTCGACTACTTCCCATGCCCAGCGACGGTCAGGCACCCATACAATGCCTGAAGAAAACAAGTCCGTCACGGCATTTACACGTGATATCTTATCCTGCCCCTTACCCGGCGTGAATTCACTGATAGGGACGCCCATCCTTCTCATCTCTTGATACAGGGCCGCACCGTTGGATTTCTTCTCAACAATAAAGGTATCCGGGTTCCACTCCTTATACTCCTCAAGCACCATCGCCTTTAGCTCAGGGAATTCGAGTCTTTGTTTTATGCTATTTAGGAGGATTATGTTGTAGTTGTTGGTCTCCTCGTTGAAGAAGACCCCCCACGTAGTCAGGGCATTGAAGTCCGAACGGTTGGATTTCTCTTGGGCAGCGTCGAGCGCCATAATAATGTGCTCGCACATCGGGGGGTTCTCTGGCTCCCAGACCTGCCACCACTCTCTTTTAATAAGAGCGCCTTCCTCCGAGGTTGGCTGCTGCATGTACTGGGCCTGCCAATACCGCACATCCATGCTGGCCTTTTTTGCCAGCAACTCGTCAATGCCCCAGAACTCAGGCCAGAGCGGTTTCTCATTTAATATGGCCGGGAACTCTACGACCTCCCACTGGTCTGCCCCATCTTCGCGGGTCATGTGATCCACGATCTTGCCGGTCAGGTCCATCTTGCTCCACCGCGTCATCACGACGATGATCGCGCCACCCGGCATTAATCGCTGGACCGGTCCTGATTGGAACCATTCCCAAGCCGGTTCAAAAACGTCTGCGCGACCTTGTTTAGCTTCCTGTTCTGAGTGGGGATCATCAATAATGAACAGATCAGCGCCTCGACCAGCAAGAGCACCGCCAACACCGATAGCAAAATACTCGCCGTTAAAATTAGTACCCCATCGAGAAGCAGATTTAGAGTCAGCCTGAAGCTCAACTTGGGGGAAGATGTCACGATAGTTCTCCGCTCCCACCAAATTACGCACCCGACGACCGAAGTTCACCGCCAAGTCTGCGGTGTGGGACGCCATAATGACCTTCTTCTGCGGAAATTTGCCTAGAAACCACGCAGGAGCAAGGTAACTGATCATCTCTGACTTGCCGTGACGCGGAGCGATGTTGACGATGACCCGCTTCTTCTTGCCCGAGGCAATTTCCTCGAAGATCTTGGCTAGGCGACGGTGATGCGGACCCACTTTGTAGCCCGGATACACATGATTGATGAAGTCGAGGAACGATTCCTTGCCCTTGGCCTGCGTAATCTGCTGCTGATAGTTCTTTAATAGCTCAGCAACGCGCCGTTTCTCCTTGTCCGG